AAAAGAGAGAGAGGCTTGGGCTGCAAGGCACAGCGTTGTTGACGGAAACCAATTTGTAGGCGGTAAGGAACCGAACATGTCTAACGTAGCCGGTATAGTCGCTCTTATGAAGTGGGGCGTGGTTAATCCAAAGCTCGGAGTGCAGGGAATGAAGGACGTGGTCCTAGAGCTCACGAAGAAGCTAGAAGGAAGGAAAGACCCGGAAGATAAATCTACACAAGAGAAAATAACGGACCTTCTTATAGATGAAGACGAAGATAAAGACTTATATGAAATCTGGTCTAGCCTTTTCATTCACGAAGATGTAGAGGAGGACACAAAGCAGGTCTCGGAAAGGGTTAAGGCTGCCCTTAAGAAAAAGGTTGAAGATCACAACGAGAAATATGGAGACAATCCTACAAAACGTGCGACCTTGAGGACGCTAGAAGCAGTTTTCAGAAGGGGCATAGGCGCTTACAACACAAACCCCTCGTCTGTACGCCCGAGGGTAAGCGGACCCGACCAGTGGGCATACGCTCGCGTGAATAGCTATATGGCAGCGCTCAGAACAGGAAGATTTCAAGGCGGAAAACATGACACAGACCTATTCCCAAAAGGACACCCACTATCATCTAAGTAAGGAGCTCGCTACCTTCAAGCGCGGAAGGGTTTCCGTTGCTCAGGAGATAAGAAGGCAGACTAATTTTAGAAAAAGGTACGAGTCCTTCATAAACAGAAGACTCAGGACTGTCTTTAACAGGTTTCTTAACACTACACTTTTTCTTTACCGGGAAACCGGAGTATTTGCCCCGGAGTCTGCAGCAAACAGACTTCTTGAAGAGCTCAGTCCTACGCTTCTGTCTTTCTACAGAAGGGTCTTCCTAGCGGTATACGAGGCAAACGAGGGTTTCTACGACAGGTTCAGGAAGGACGACGCCTTGGTCTTCGGAAGGAACACGGATATAGAATTACTCGTCAATGAATACTTTAGGACGAAGACGCTAATTCTTTCGGGCATAGCGCAGAGACAGGCAAACGCTATCCAAAGAGAGCTAGTGAAACTTAGATCGCAAGACCTCACTCTCCCGGAGATAGCAAGGGGCATAAGCGAAAAATTCAGAACTATATTCAGAAACCGAGCTGCTCTGATAGCGAGGACAGAAACACACAACGTTGCTTCCTTCGCAAACCACAAGTACCACCAGAACGTAGCAGACAATCTCGGTATAAACATGAAGAAGCGCTGGTGTGCAGTAGCAGACGGCAGAACTAGGTCTTTCCATGCAGACGCAAACGGGCAGACTGTTAACATGGAAGGCGACTTTATTGTAGGCGGAGTCCCAATGAAACATGCAGGAGACCCGGCAGGAGGCGCCAAGAACGTCATAAACTGTCGTTGCGTTATTTTGTATGTAGACGAAAATGATGTTGTCACATAGACCCTTTCAATTATATAATCAAGAAAATGCCGATACCGAAACCTAAAAGCAGCGAAAGTAGACAGGCATTTATGAGTAGATGTTTAGGAGATAGCACCATGGTAGATGAGTACAATCCACAACAAAGAATGGCTATCTGTGCAAACGCATACGAGGACTCCAAAGGGAGCGATGAAAAAGAAGAAGTAAGACGCGACGTCTTTACAACGCAGGCAGAAGCCGAAGCTAGAGCAGAAGAGATAGGCTGTTCGGGCTTTCATTCCCACGAAGAAAACGGGCAGACGGTATACATGCCTTGCGCTTCCCACGACGCTTATATATCGGCAGAAGGTACTGATGTCTCCGGGTACGGCTACGACGAAAACGGCAAGCGAAAAAAGAAACCAAAGAAGAAATCCGATTGCGGCTGTGAAGAAGAAAAGGAATACGAGGCTTTTGTTGAGATCGCAGCAGAGCTCAAAATGGATAATGACGACGAGGAAGAAGAGGGCATATTTGAAGGATACGGGTCTGTTTTTGATAACACCGATCTAGGAAACGACGTAATAAGAAAAGGCGCTTTCCAGAAGAGCCTAAGACGAAAAGGCGCAAAGGGAATAAAACTCCTGTACCAACACAAGTCCGACATGCCTATAGGAGTTTTTGAGAAAATAACCGAGGACGAAAAAGGTCTTTACGTAAAAGGAAAACTAGCTTTGCAAACGCAAGCAGGAAGAGAGGCATACGAGCTTATGAAAATGGGAGCTCTCTCAGGATTATCAATTGGTTTCCGAACCAACGAAAAAGGATATCACTATGACAAGCGTACGAAAAAACGTATCATAGAGGACGTAGAACTTATGGAAGTATCACTCGTGACTTTCCCCATGAACCCTAGAGCGCAAGTGGACATGGTCAAGTCAGAGGATATAACAATAAGAGAATGGGAAAACGGAATGCGAGATGCTTTCAATCTTTCTCGTTCAGAGGCAAAGGTAGCCGCAAAAGCGGTGCACCATGTTTTTGAAGAAAAGAGGTCTGACGAGATGTCAGAAGAATTTTCGGATAATGCAGAACTGGTAGACGCCATTAAAAACTTAACTAAAACCCTTAAATCTATATAGCGAGGTAAAAACTATGGTAGATGAAGTAAAAGAGGTCTTAACCGAATACGGACAAGCTTTTGAGGAATTCAAAAAAGCTAACGACGAGAAGTTAGACCGATTAGAAAAAGGTTTGGAAGTTGATGCCAATTTGAACTCAAAGATTGAAGTCATTGAAGAAAAAATGAATTCTCTTGAGGACATTAATCAGGACATCACACAAGCCAAGGCGCAGCAGGAAAAAGTTGAAGAGAAGCTAGAAAATCTAGAAACTATGTTGAAAAGACCACAGTTCGGATTAGACGGCAGAGAAATTGACGAGAAAGCTGCTGCTTTTGACGCTTACTGCAGAAAGGGAGCTCAAGGTTTAGAAGACTTTGAAAAGAAAGCCCTTACAGTAAGTAATGACACAACAGGTGGATATTTAGCACCGCCCGAGTACGTGAGAGAGTTGCTTAAAACAGTGACAGAAATCTCGCCTATTAGGTCTATTGCTAGAGTCCGTTCAACAGGACAAAGAAGCGTCCAAGTTCCTAAAAGAACAGGACAATTTGCCGCTCAATGGGTTGCAGAAACTGGAACCCGATCTGAGACTACTGGATACACAGTAGGTCTGGAAGAAATTCCGGCCCACGAATACTACGCTCTAGTAGACATTTCCGAGCAGGACTTAGAAGACAGCGTCTTTGATTTAGAAGCAGAAATGCAATCTGAGTTTGCGACTCAATTCGCAAAAGCGGAAGGAACTGCTTTCGTATCAGGCGACTCTGTCGGAAAACCTGAGGGAATACTCACAAACTCTAACGTGAGCTCAGTAAACTCTGGAAGTGGAACTGCATTGACTAGTGACGGTATCATCACTCTTGTTCACTCAATTAAATCTGAGTATTCAAGAAACGGTACTTTCATTTTCAACAGAACTACTCTTGCGGACATCAGAAAGCTTAAAGACACTGCGGGTCAGTACATCTTTCAGCCGGGCATGATGTTAACAGGCGGAGCAACAAACACAATTCTTGGCTACCCGTACGTTGAGGCAACTGACATGCCTAGCGTCTCCGGCTCTGCTAAGCCAATTGTTTTTGGTGATTTCCAAAGAGCTTACATGATTGTTGATAGAGTCCAAATGGCGGTGCTTCGTGACGAATACACCCAGGCTACAACTGGTAATGTTAGATACATTGCTAGACGTAGAGTAGGTGGTCAAGTAGTCCAAGCGGAAGCGATTGTTAAACAAAACATTAGCGCGTAAGGAGGCTATAAATGAAAGATTTAGCGAATAATATATCTGCTGCACAATCTCTAGCCCCTGCGGTTAGAACTTCCGATACTAACGGTACCGGGGTTGATCTACAGGGCTTTGAAAGTGCAACGATTATCGTAGACACTGGGGCGGAAGGAGTCACTTTCTCCGGCTCAGTCAAAATAGACTTTAAGTTAGAGGAGTCGTCTGACGACTCAACTTACACTGCCGTCACATCAGCTACAGCTGTGACAGACGGTACTGTAGACTCTAACGGAGTGTTTTTGACTTTAGATGATAATGCAGAAACTCCTCAGATAGCCTCTATCGGCTATGTGGGAGGCGCAAGGTACATCAGGGTAGTTGCAGACTTTACGGGGTCTCACTCCACTGGTACACCTGTGGCGGCTTCTGTCATCAAAGGTAGTCCTAGACATAACGTAGACGCCGACAGCGTTTCTACTGTCTAAATAATCTTGAGAGGGAACTTCTTTTTTTGGTACTTAGAAGTTCCCTTTCATTTATGAGGAAAAAAAATGGCAAAGAAAGTTTACAAACAAATAGTTCCTAAACCTGCCTCTGCAAACGAGCACGGTAGCGACGTAAGGCTCTACACGGCAGACGAAGTTATCTCTGCAGAAGAGGGCGATTGGCAAGATACCGTAATGAAGCAAATGGTAGAGAACGGCTGGGCTCAGGAAGTCAAAATGGAAGACTTGTCCGATCTTGAAGCAGGCGAACCTGTAAGGGCGAGAAACGAAAAGGGTCACTACATTGCGGACGACCCTAGCACTCCAGATGTCAATGAAGCCTACGAAGGCGGAAAGGCACCTGCTAAGAAGGCAGCAAAGAAAACTACTGCAAAGAAGACGACTAAGAAATCAACTAAAAAAACAACAAAGAAATAACTTCATCTGTTAAGATGTCGGTAGCAGACGCTTTAGAAATGGTAGAAACCAAGAACAATTTATTTAGAGGATTTTTCTATGTCAGCAGGGTTTCATCATTTCGTAATAGAGCAAGGCGCAACGTTTGGGAAGACTCTAACACTTAAAGACTCAAGCGGAGCCCTAGTAAATCTTACCGGCTACACTGCCGCGGAAATGGACCTGCGATACAACGCAGACGACTCGTCGGAGATAATCACACTTACAAACTCTAACTCTAGGATAGCTCTAGGCGGAAGTGCCGGGACAGTCACGCTTTCTATTTCCGCCACCGATACGGGAAACCTAAGCGTTGGAGACGGCGTATACGATCTTAAGATAACGTCAGGGTCTGGAG